TGTGGGTGCGGATACATCATCCTAGACCACATCTCAATCGTAGTATCAGGTATTGAAGAAGGTGACGAGAGAAGAACCATTGATAACCTGATGACTAAGTTACGTGGACTCGTAGAAGAGGTTAACTGTGGACTTATACTTGTGTCACACCTGAAGAGACCACAAGGTAACAAAGGTCATGAAGATGGAGCACAGACTAGTATGGCACAGTTAAGAGGTTCGGCTTCTATAGGACAACTATCTGATATTGTTATTGGCTGTGAAAGAGACCAACAAGGTGAAGACCCAGATCGTACTACTGTACGAGTGTTAAAGAATAGATGGACAGGAGAAACCGGTATTGCTTGTAGTTTAGACTACGACCATGAGACAGGAAGACTAACTGAGACTCCATACGAAGAAGATGAGATGCCATTTGAGGATGAGAGCAGTCAAGAATGGACAGGAGATAGTACGACATTTTAATTAAAGGGGGGAAATATGAAAAGTTGCGTATTTGATATTGAAACAGATGGACTGATAGAGGACTTTACTAAAGTACATTGTTTAGTTGTGTATGACATAGAAGAAGATAAGATGTCCTCATTTGTGGGTGACAAAGTAGAGGACGGACTATTTTTCCTAAAAAATTTCAGCCGGATTATAGGTCACAACATTATATCCTTTGACCTTCCTATCCTGAAAAAGTTTTTCAAATGGGAACCAGACTCCAGTCAAATAATTGTAGACACACTAGTAATGTCTAAACTTATATATCCCAATAGGGCAGTAAGAGATGCAAAGAATAACTCAATCAGTAAAGATATGTATGGTAGACACTCTCTTAAATCTTGGGGTCAAAGACTAGGACTACATAAGGGAGACTTTACAGACTTTGAAGAGTTCAGTCCTGAGATGGTGATTTATTGTGAGAATGATGTTGAGCTTAATCACCTACTCTATCGTAAGCTTAAGGAAGCAAAGTTCTCGGAAGAGTCTATCAGACTAGAGCATGACATCCATAAGATTTGTTTGAAACAGACTGAAAACGGATTCCCTTTTGATCTCAGAAAAGCTTCCAGATTATATGGTATCCTAGCTGAGAAGAGGAGCATCCTTCAGAAAGAACTTAAGGAAGCCTTTGGAAACTGGACAGAATCAGAAACCTTTATTCCAAAAGTTAATAACAAAGCTAGAGGGTACGTCAAAGGAGTTCCCTTTATAAAAGAGAAAGTAATTACGTTTAACCCTAACTCTCGTAAGCATATAGCAAAGAGGCTACATGATATTCATGGATGGAAACCTACAGAGTTTACTCCCACAGAGGAACCTAAGATTGATGAGAGTGTACTAGATAAGTTACCATACCCAGAAGCCCAACTAATGGCAGAGGCATTCAGGGTTAATAAACTAATAGCACAATTATCAGAGGGGAAACATGCATGGCTATATCACGAGAAGGACGGAAAGATACACGGATCAGTTAATACAATGGGTTCAGTCTCAAGTAGATGTTCTCATTCACACCCTAACATCGGTCAAGTACCTAGTGTCGGAGGATTCTATGGAAAAGAATGTAGAGAACTATTTTATGCACCAAAAGGTTTTAGCTTACTCGGTTGTGACGTTTCAGGTCTTGAGATTAGGGTTGTGTCTCATTATCTTGCAACCTTTGATGGTGGTGATTATGCTAAAACTGTTGTTGAAGGAGACATACACGAGGCTAACAGGGTGGCTACTAACCTTCCTACTAGAGATCAAGCTAAGACTTTTATTTACGGACTACTTTATGGAGCTGGAGATACCAAGCTCGGACAGATTGTTGGCAAGGATGCAAGAGAAGGTAAGAAACTTAAGGACTTATTTTTTAAGAAAGTTCCAGCGTTCAAAAAACTAAGACAAGAGGTATTCGGTAAAGCAGAGAAGGGATTCCTATTCGGACTTGATGGTAGAAAAGTACCAGTCAGGTCAGTACACTCCTCACTTAACTCACTATGCCAATCCGCAGGTGCTATTATATGTAAGAAGTGGGTAGTAGAGTTCCATAAGTGTATGGATCATTGGGGATTTAAAGAGGGACAAGACTATGAACAGGTTGCTTTTGTTCATGATGAGATACAAGTACTTGTTAGAAAAGGTATTGAAGACAAGGTAGGTAAGATAGCTATTGACTCAATAACTAAAGCAGGAAAACTTTTAGGTCTAAAAGTACCACTAACAGGTGAATATAACTTTGGTTCTAATTGGGCTGAAACACACTAATCAAAAGGGGAATATGAAATTACTTATAGATGGAGACATTCTAGTATATAAAAGTTGTCTCGTTGTTGAGAAAGAAGTAGACTGGGGTGATGATATTTGGACATTACATTGTGACTTCAAAGATGTAAAGAGACTTTTAGATAAAGAAATAAAGGAGTTACAAGAGAAGTCAGGTGCATCCTCAGTTATGATATGCCTGAGTTCACACTTGAACTTTAGGAAAGACATTAATCCCGAGTACAAATCTAAAAGAGTAGGTACAAGAAAGCCTGTGTGCTACTTACCTTCAAGAGAGTACCTAGCAGATAAGTACCCCTCTACTATGTCCAAGTGGTTAGAAGCAGACGACCTTCTTGGTATCCTATGTACACAGAGTCCAGAAGATACTTGCATAGTATCAGCAGACAAGGACTTACTCACAATCCCCGGTAAACATTGGGACTTTCAAACGGAGCAAGTGTTTGACTTGAGTGAGAGCCTAGCAGAGAAAAACTTTCTAATGCAAACACTAACTGGAGACTCTGTAGATGGATACTCTGGTTGTAGTGGAATAGGTAAAGTTTCTGCTTTAAGAATCCTAGATGATATAGATAAGAAGGAGAAGAATAGGTGGGCAGGAGTGTTGAAAACATACGAAGAGAAGGGATACTCTAAAGAGGATGTCATTACTCAAGCTAGGATGGCCTATATACTACACAAGGAACAGTTTAATGGGATAGACAAGTACCCTTCACTTTGGGAACCACAAACAGGGGAATGAAATGAGCAACTATGACCTTGATGAGATAGAGAGAAACAGGTCTCAGAAACAAAAGGAACAATGGAAGAAATACGTTGACGAAAGTTTAAAACATCCATTAGATAATAGATACAGTTCAACTGAAGGATTTGGAAGGGATGACCAAGACAACATTAAAAACATCCTGAGAACTACTAAAGCATGTCAACAATGGGACGCTCAATCTCAGTCCTATGTAGAGGTTGGTAACGATCAAGATAACATACGTTGGTTACATGAGAACGAGGAGGTAACTAATCCTAAACACTACGTTGGGCTAGGAATTACACCACTTGAGTACATAACTGCTAACGAACTAGATTTCTTAGAAGGAAACATAATCAAGTATGTTTCTCGTTATCCTCATAAGGGTGGAGTAAATGACTTACTAAAAGCAAGGACATACTTAGAAAAACTAATTGAACGAGAGGTAGAAAAATCATGAGTAACATATTACCAACACAATACCAACAGTACATCCACCTCTCAAGATATTCACGTTGGGACTATGATAAAAAGAGAAGAGAGACATGGGAAGAGACAGTAGACAGGTACTTTAGATTTTTCAGAGGCCACTTAAAAGAGAACTGTGGTTACACAGTAGATAAGAAGTTAGAGAGTGTACTACGTAATGCAGTACTTAACCTACAAATTATGCCTTCAATGAGGTGTTTAATGACAGCAGGAGAAGCTTTAGATAAAGAGAATGTAGCAGGTTACAACTGTGCATATTTACCTATTGATTCTCCAAGATCATTTGATGAGCTTCTTTATGTTCTCATGAATGGTACTGGTGTAGGTTTCTCAGTCGAATATAAGTATACTAGCTTGTTGCCTTTTGTACCTGAGACACTACATGAGACTGACACAGTTATAGTTGTTAGAGACTCTAAGTTGGGATGGGCTAAAGCATTTAGAGAACTAGTGTCCCTTCTTTACTCTGGTTTGATACCTAAGTGGGACATGAGTGGAGTCAGGAAAGCTGGATCACCATTGAAAACATTTGGAGGTAGAGCTAGTGGCCCTGAACCTTTAGAAGATTTATTCTGGTTTACTGTTCGGACATTTAAAAGTGCCACCTCAACTAAACTAACCTCACTTCAATGTCATGATATAGTATGTAAGACAGCAGAGGTAGTAGTGGTAGGAGGTGTACGAAGGAGTGCCTTGTTATCCCTGAGTGATGTAGGTGATGAGCAGATGCGTACCTGTAAATCAGGAGAGTGGTGGGGTATACAACCTCAACGTGCTCTTGCTAACAACTCAGCTAACTACCACATTAATCCAGATGTAGGTACTTTCTTAAAGGAATGGCAAGCCTTGTATAACTCAAAGTCTGGTGAACGTGGTATATTCAGTAGTGCTAATGCTAAGAAACATGTTGACACACTAAATGTTGATCTGAAGAACCCACTTAAAGGAGACAGGAGAGAAGCACGAGATGACTTTGGAACTAACCCATGTTCAGAGATAATCCTAAGACCACGAGAGTTCTGTAACTTAACTGAAGCAGTAGTGAGGAGTGATGATACTCCAGCCTCCTTGATGAGGAAGGTAAAACTTGCAACGATATTAGGTACATGGCAGTCTACTCTCACTAACTTTAGGTACTTAAGTAACAAGTGGAAGACCAACTGTGAAGAGGAGAGATTACTTGGTGTGTCACTAACAGGTGTAATGGACTGTCCACTTACTAACGGATCAAGTGGTGAAAACTTACCTGATCTACTTACTAAGCTAAGAGAAAAAGCAATAAAGACTAACGAAGAACATGCTGGTGAACTAGGTATTAATTCGTCTGCTAGTATAACCTGCGTTAAACCTTCTGGAACAGTCAGTCAATTAGTTGACTCTGCATCTGGAATCCACACACGCCACAGCCCTTTCTACATTAGGACAGTTAGAACTGATGTAAAAGATCCCCTGTGTAACCTTCTGATTGATAGTGGAGTACCTCACGAGCCGGACATAACTAATCCGAGTAACGTGATCGTGTTTTCATTCCCCATGAGATCCCCTAAGTATTCTCTAACACGAAAAGACCTCTCTGCTATCAGCCAGTTGGAACTTCATGGTACGTACTCTAAGTTTTGGGCAGAACATAAAGTTAGCCAGACTGTTTCAGTTAAAGAAGAGGAGTGGCTCCATGTTGGTTCCCATGTTTATGACAACTTTAACAACATATCTGGAGTTTCTTTTTTACCTTACTCTGACTATGTGTATAAGCAAGCACCATATACGGAGTGTACAAAAGAAGAATTTGATACATTAAGCGAGAGTTTCCCCTCTATTAATTGGGATAATCTTCTTAAATATGAGACACTTGATAGTACTTCTGGCTCCCAAGAGTTAGCGTGTACTGCTGGTGGGTGTGAAATATAAGGACATTTATGGACTATAACTTAGTATCCAAAGAATTAATTCAATACCTTGAAGGCATGTTTCCTAATATATTACCTTCTAGAGAGACAAGTATAGAGGAACTCAGGTTTCTTCAAGGTCAGCAGTCTGTAATAGATAGACTTAAACA